CATACAAAAATATGGTAAGGTATATGTTTAGTATGCCTGATGACAATTCATTTGAAATGCTCTACGATAATCTTAGGGCACAGGACACTATAGATTTCTGGTCTACAAGTTTTATCAGAGGTGTTACTCTTGATAATACTATCGTAATAGTAGACGAGTTCAGTAACTTAAACTTCCATGAACTTGACTCTATGATCACTCGTATAGGTGAGGACTCTAAGATTATGTTCTGCGGTGACGTTGCACAAACTGATCTCACACGAGAGAGAGAAACCTCTGGCATCTCAGACTTTATTAAAATCTTACAGGCAATGGACAAAGACTTTACCTGTGTTGAGTTTGGTATAGATGACATTGTTCGCTCTGGATTAGTTAGATCTTATCTAATAGCAAAATATAATTTAGGATTTTAAATGAATTTTAATTTCGTTGATGTACCCCTTGACTTACAGGACTGCGATCCTGTTAACAAAGATGGTGTTAGGTTTTATAAAATTCCTGATGCTGATAAATATTATCCAAGTGTAACCTCAATCACGTCGTATAAGAACGCTCAATTTTTTAAAGAGTGGAGAAATAGAATAGGTGAAGACGAGGCGAATCGAATCACTGCAAGGACTACACAACGAGGGACTGCGTTCCATAGCATCACCGAAGATTATATCAATGGTGAATTAAATCTTGACAAATACTTGGAAAATAATCCATTGTCTGTTAGAATGTTTCAGTCCGCTAAATCAGAACTCAATCGAATCGACAACATACATTGTTTAGAAACCTTCCTTTACAGTCATTATCTTGGACTCGCAGGTCGTGTCGATTGTATCGCTGAGTTCGACGGTGAGTTAGCAGTGATAGATTTTAAGACTTCGACTAAATCAAAACAAGAAGATCATATTGAACATTACTTTGTTCAAGAGACTGCATACGCAGCGATGTTCTTAGAACGTGCAGGTATTGAGGTAAAGAAAATTGTCACACTCATCGCAACAGAAGAAGGATCTACTCAAGTATTTCAGAAGTACAATCTTGATGACTATTTACAACTACTCAAATCATACATTGAGGACTTTGTTAGGGGAAAAACCAATGCCTAAAGAAGCATTAGAGGATACCTTTCTAACCCCTGTTAAGTTCTCTCAAGAGATTGAGAGACTAGTAAAGAATAGTAATGGTTTGATCACATACATCGAAGCAGTAGTTGCCTATTGTCAAGATAAAGAAATCGAACTAGAAACTGTTCCAAAACTATTATCCAAACCTCTTAAAGAACGTTTGAAGCATGAAGCACAACGTTTAAATTATATGAAACCAACTAGCAAAGGAGTGTTACCTTTATGAGTGAGTTTTTTAAATCAGATCAGGTACAACAACAATTACAGGACATCTTTAACACATATCAAGAGGTTGCTATCCATACAGGTAGACTAGGACTGATGTCTAAGTCAGAAAAGATAGAACATATAGAAGACTGTGAAGATCTGATAGAAAAACAAAAATTATTTTACACTAGGTTATGTTTGTCTGCACAGACAGATAATGAGGCAGCAGACATGAAGACTAGAGTCAATGCAATGTGTGAAGCATTTGGATTTAAAGATCTGGCAGATTGCATGGACAACATGGTCAAGACGTTAGCAGATGCTAAAGAAAAGGAACTTGACAAGCCCTAAATAGTACGCTACGATCATACAGTAGTATCAATACATTCAATACGGAGAATACGATTATGTCTTTTGCTTCTTTAAAGAAGGCTAGTTCTGGCAATTCACTTGCGAGACTAACACAAGAGATAGAAAAACTCAACCAACCTACACAAACAGGTGCGGATGAGAGACTATGGAAACCCGAACTAGATAAGTCTGGTAATGGTTTCGCAGTCATAAGATTCCTTCCTGCTCCCGATGGAGAGGACATGCCTTGGGCAAAGATATGGAGTCATGCGTTTAAGGGACCTCAAGGTCAATGGTATATCGAGAACAGTTTAACTACTATCGGTAAAGATGATCCTGTTGGAGAACTTAATCGTGAACTCTGGAACAGTGGAAAAGAGTCAGACAAAGCAATCGCTAGAGCACAGAAGAGAAAACTCTCTTACTACTCTAACATCTATGTTGTGTCAGACCCTGCACACCCAGAGAACGAAGGAAAGGTTTTCTTATATAAGTATGGTAAGAAGATCTTTGATAAATTAGTCGAAGCAATGCAACCTGCATTTGCAGATGAAACACCTATCGACCCATTCAATTTCTGGAAGGGTGCTGACTTTAAACTTAAGATCAGAAAGGTAGATGGTTATTGGAACTATGACAAGTCAGAGTTCGCTGCACCTGCAACGCTAGGTGGATTTGATGATGAGCAACTAGAAGAAATCTGGAAGAAAGGTTACTCTCTTGCTGAGTTTGAAGATTCTAAAAACTTTAAGTCATATGATGCACTTAAAGCACGTTTAGATCTAGTCCTTAAGTCACAGGCAAGGGTCGCACCTTCGCTTGATGAGTCTCTTGAGGACGAGACAGAAGGTAGAGGTACACCAAGAGATTGGGGTGCTGAAGTAACTGAGTTCAGACAGAAGAGTGCAGTTGCTGCACCTGCTGCTGAAGAAACAGATACGTTATCCTACTTTCAATCCTTAGCGGAAGAGGACTAATTATAAACTGGCACAAGGGGAGTTTACATCACTCCCCTTTCTGCTATAATAAAAGCATACTTAAAGGAGACTAATGAAACTTGCACTCGCTGCTGTTTTACTACTTAACCCACTTGCTGTCCTTGCAGATGATTATCAAGCAGGATACTCAACAACAAGAACTTGTTTTAAAACAGAATACAGAGAAGAATATGTACCAGGTACTCTCGACAGTCCTGGTTTCGTTAAATCATGGAACGAGACAGTAGAAGTTCCATGTCAGGAGAACCCTGTAGCAAACGCACCTGTATATCGTAGACACGTTACAGTATACAATGAGGTAGATGAGAATGACTGTTCAGATGGAGCAGCAATCGGTGCACTCTTAGGTGGTGGACTTGCAGGTTATGGATCACAAGGTAAAGGCAGGTGGTGGGCAATCCCTGCAGGTATCATTGGTGGTAGTGTGATAGGATGCTCTCTTGACGGAGGCTAATATGTCACCCTTCCCTTTCTCAGACGTAGGTAGAATAGATATACCTGCGTTTGGTTCATTCTATACTAAGAAAGAAGTAGACAAACTTGTACAGAAAGCAGTAGCAGATGCTGTTGCTGAAGCACAAAGAATTGATGAAGAATCTATGCGTAAGCATAACAGAGATGCTACAATTATCTCTATGATTCTAGGGTTTACAGCACTCGCACTATTCGTAGATGGTTTGCTAAGATTATTAGGTATCATTCCTCCATTCATGGAGATTGATATCGACATCTTGGATAAGGTTATTGATGAGGTTGAAAGAGATCTCCTCGATAAACTACAAGTCCCAGTTAAAACATTATTCAACAGATGATTGACGTTATTGATGATCTCTTTGATGAAAGATACTTACATAATTTCTTTCCCATTGTGACTGACAAAATCCCTCTGACCGCAGGTAACACTGCAAATCGAGAGGGTTTTCCTTACGGTGATACATCAACCCATAGGTTATTTGGAAGTCAAATATTTCAAAGAGAAAACTTGAATAGAACTACAGTCTTGAGTCCTTATGCTCAAGACTTCTTCGACATGTTTGAAGCAATTCAAACAAAGATGGAGAAAGATTTTTACTTGTATTATATTTCTCTTAATTGTCAGCATCAATTTTGTGAAGGAAGTTTTCACACTGATGGAGACTCTGATCAAAGAACTATTATGGTTATGTTAAACCCTACTTGGAAACAAGATTGGGGTGGAGAATTTGAAATCCAAGATCCATTTGCCGAGGGTACTAGAATCTATCAGTATAAACCTGGTAGAGTAATAGTATTCCCATCCCATCTAAAGCACAGGGGACATGCTCCAAAACAAGAGTATGGATATAGATATACTGTGGTCTTTAGAGTTAAATAATTACAATTTGTTATGACTATCCTTGCAATACTTGTTATCATTATGATCTTATTGTTAATGTTAAATTACTATAATCCGCATCACTAATGGCACTTGTTCCCATCTTATTTTTATTATCAATGGCAGTCTTGTTCATCATGGCATTGAACTTGATGTATAGGAACTTAACTAGTATTAATTCTATGTTAAATTCTCCTGTTGAAGTAAAGAGAAGACACCCAGAGATGACTGAAGTGAAGAATGGTGATGAATTACTTGTTGTGAAATTCAAACCAGAGGTTGACGCAGAGGGAACAGTTGACCTACAATTTACACCAGACCGTGCGTTAGAAGATCGGATGCTAAACAAAGCGTTAGAAAATAGAATCGCTGAGTTAGAAGATGAAGATGATGATGACGACGGTGACATACCCGCACGTTTAACACCACTAAGATAATGGGAACAGAAATGTTAGCTATCAGAGACTTGTTACTCTCTTGTCCTCCTGTTTATACACTACCAGGTACTTGGACTAAATGTAACGCAATTATTCCACACTATAATGCTGATCCCAATATGACATTCGGGATTTCAATAGCAGTTATTACTATACTGTTAGCAGCGTTTGGTATATACAAAGGGTTCTTTAATAACAAAGGACTTGCAGACCCTTGGGACGATCACGATGATTAATTTACTAGTCTATGTAATGTCATTTGCAAACTTTGCATTCTATCCTCTAGTGATAGGTACAATTATTGCTGTGATTATTGAACAGATACTAAGACAAGTAGGAAATGCATACGATCCTGTAGCAGTTGCTAAGGTTGATGTTGCAATGCGTGTAAGGAAATATCTTTACAGACAGGCATGGACTTTCAATCTAATATGGTTCGGTGCTTATTTTATCTTAATCTTTTTCGTGAAACCAGGACAGTCTGCAATGCCTGATATGATCTGGGATGGAAGGTAGTTAAATAATACTAATCACATGTATTAGTTTATGTTATCTACCCAATATCGTCTTCGTTT